TACTAACACTTACCATTTAACTACTCAGGAAATGATTTACGGAATTCAAAGTTGAGAACTTTGATTCCTTTCTTCACCTGTAATAACCTATATTGGGTATTTACTTGCTGTTCTTCTAGCTTCCATTCCACCCGAAACTGTCGACCTAATTTACTCATAGCAGTTAGACTTTGTTTGCTTTTCCTTTCTCCCTTACCAAGGAGTAAAGGATCAGTAAGAACAAGTAGATCAACAACTTTCTCAAGATTGTATGATCTAGTATCTAACTGGTTATTCATCTCTTCAAGGGATTTTACACTATTTTTTAGTGCATGTCCTATAGGAGATATAACTTTTAAGTGATTAGGTAGGTGATCAAGGATCATCATTGATTCTTTATGAAACAGTGATAGCTTCTTTAGATTACCATATATGACTCCGTTCAATACCAATGAGAGGACTCGTGATATTTCATCACGAATTACCTTTTCATTTGGTATTACATATGATGTTCCTCGAGACACAATGCTAATATATTCTCTTAATTCAGAATATGTTGCTTGTTTATCAAGTCGCATCATAAAACGGAAGTCTTGTAGAATCGACTCCAGGTTCCGCATTGATTTGTGGAACTTAGGGTGACGATGGTAAAGCGCTAAACACATCTCAACGCTAGTCATAAAGCTCATGGGAAGATAATTACGGTTATACAATTCGTAAATAAACTGGAAGACAGTAATTGGATTACTGTAATTCTGGGTTATTCCACGTAGTTGGAAACCTGTAATTTCTTTTCCATGTTGGAATCATCTTTTAGCGAATTCATATGTATCTTTTGATACATGTGATTTTTGTTTAGAGATTGAGACTCCAATATGCTGCATAAGTTCGCGGTATTTTTCTGCAAGCAGATCATTAGTAATCACAATGTCATCCCCTAGCATTATATATTTGCTAGTTGGGTATTGTCCAATTTGCTTAGCTGCATATTGGATGATCATGTGATGTGCTAATGTAAACATGGCTCATGAACTTTGTGCACCCATTGGTTGGCCAACGGCATATTTAAACATGTCAATGGTTTTTCCATTTTGGAATGCAAATGGTTCTCTGATCATGCAACACTTCCATGCAAATGCAACATGTTTATCTAACATTTCTGTTAGTAAATCTTGCTGTATTTGTATTGGGAAGCGATCTGTAGCTGCAGTTAAATCCAAGGACCAATAATGATTGTCACAATCTCGTTCAATGTAAGGATCTTGTGTAAATGTTCTATCTTGGCTAAAATGTCTTAATTTGTTGAATAACTGATCTGATATCAGTTTTAGACAACATTGAGATAAATAGTCAAATATTGCAATTACACGTGATTTACCTTCGGGATCATGCACAATTGATAGGCGCCTATTTTTGAGTCCCTCTTTAATATTGGGTACATATCATCTGTAATCTTTCATACTTATTAAAGTATGAGTAATTCCAGATATGATACGTATAAGGTATAGGGTAGAAATACCTGTATACTTTCACCAATGGGACATTGACGTCATCAATGCATGCCCTAATGGGCCTGACTTATTAGTCAGGTAATACATTGATGGGTGGTAGCTGGTACTCTCAAGAGTAAGCTTAAAATCATGAACAAATTCTTTCGTGAATTGTTTGAACTCACGAAAATTTGATTGCCCAGTATATGGGTCAGTCAAAGTATTGAATTTTGGTTCTGTATTATAGATTAGAGTTCTTGTTACATTCAATAGAGTGTAACAGAATCTTAATTTATAAACATCACCAGAATCAATGAATTCTTTCATGAAATCAAGTCTCTTGGGAAATCCATTGATCAATCTGATCTTTCTTTCACATGTAGATAGCGGTCTACCACACACATAACGTGTTATGGCAAGACGCATCTCTTTGAAATTAAGAACAGTACAATGGGTACCGGACAATTTTATATCATGAAGAAGAATATCAAAG